CTTCGGAAATTCTCCGGAGGGATATTTTCCGAGGCCGTCTTTTGGTTCGGGTAGTTGTTTGGGTCGAGCATCGATTGGCAAATGGTTTGATTCAGTTCTAAAAAGTGCAGAAGAAGTCAATATGACAAACTACGAAATGATACAAAAAGAGATAAAAGTGGGGTGGAACGCAGATGGCCAGAGCTAAAAGGCCTGCTAAAGATCTTGGTGGGTACGATCAGCCATCGATGACGCCCGCCATGACGCCGGAGGACCAGGAGGATCAGCTTATATCCTTGGCTGTGGATCTGGCAATAAAGAGACTACAAGAGGGGACCGCGAGCAATCAGCTGGTTTCCGAATTGATTAAGCTTGGTACGACGAAAGAACGTCTTGCCAAGGAGAAACTGCAGCGAGAAAACGAAATGCTCAAGGCGAAAACAGAGGCCCTGGAGGCTGCTAAGGATAACGGACGCATGTATGCAGAGGCTATAGCTGCCATGCGAACCTATAGCGGATATTCAGAGGTGGACGACGATGAATTCGAGAATTATTAGAACCTACACTGAACTCTCCAGAATCCCCTCGTTTGAAGAACGCTATGAGTATTTAAGACTGGCTTCCAAAGTCGGGGAATCGACGTTTGGCTTTGAGCGATGTCTTAACCAGACGTTTTACAGATCACCCGAATGGAAGCACGTTCGCAACGAGGTGATAAGAAGAGATAACGGCTGCGACTTAGGATTCGAGGGAAGAGATATATTTGGTTCGATTGAGATTCATCACATCAACCCTATCACGATAGAAGACATCGAGAACGGGAGTGACTTACTGCTTGACCCGGACAATCTCATTTGCACTTCTCCAAGGACTCACAAGGCAATCCACTTTGGAGACAAGACCCTTCTTCCAAGAAATATGCCTACTGTTCGCAGACCAAACGATACTTGTCCATGGAAATAAATTAGGGGGGGGGTAACCTGAAATGGACCATTGGACGAACGAACTATATCATCATGGTATAAAAGGCCAGCGTTGGGGCGTTCGACGGTATCAGAACGAGGATGGTAGTTTAACTTCTGCTGGTAGAGCGCGCTATTTGGTTGGTGATGGCCAAAGCGCGAAAAGTATTCAAAAGAGTTTGAATCGCGCTGACCAAGAAGCTGCTTATGCTATTGGCAGAATTAATAAAAACAGTAAGCTTGAGTCAAAGCTTAGAAACAAGGCGCAGAAAATAGTCGGTAAGGCCACTTCAAAAGACGGAAACGTAAATCTTTCAGAACGTCAAAAGAAGAGACTTGGCAAACTAACTGATAAGGCACTGAATGCTATAAAAGCAGAAGATATAGCCAAAATGGATTTGAAGAAAATAGAATCTGATCAGTGGAAATTAATGGGAAAGGCTGCCGAACAAGGTTATAGCGTTTTGACGACTCCAAAATATAGGCAAACTGTAACGAACGGAAGGCAAATAGCGGATTACCTTTTATTTGGTGCTATTGGAGCTGGAATTAAAGAAAGTTTAGAATACGGTTCCAGTGGAACAGTGACAAAGGGCAATAAATTCAAAGTTCGTGGATAGGAGGCTCCTATGGACGAAAGCATTTTTGAATCTATAAAAGCGCTCCTTGGACCGGACGCCTCTTATGACGTGTTCGACGCGGACATCATGATTCACATCAACACCGCGCTCTCCGTGCTTACGCAGCTCGGGATCGGACCTGCTGAGGGATTCATGATTACAGGGCCTGATGAGACCTGGGGTGAATTCCTGGGTAACGACAAGCGGCTTAACATGGTGAAGACCTATATGTATATGAAAGTCAAAATAGCTTTTGACCCGCCGGTGAACTCGTCGGTGCTGTCTGCGTACCAGGAGGCTTGCAAGGAGTATGAATGGAGATTGAATGTAACCGTCGATCCTGACAAATTACAGGGTTGACATTAAGAGCGAAGTAATGTAAAATAGTGTTAAGATTTTTAAGGAGGGTTTGGTTATGAAGAAGATTGTTGCGATCGTGGTGCTTGTGCTGTACGTGTGCAGCTTTATTGTGGCTAAGTGCGAAAGTATAAATTTGGACAGTTTGTCTGATAAAGAGCTTATAGAGTTAAGAAACAGAATAGATGAGATTCTTAGTAAAGAATTAGACGATGTAAAACCTTGGTATGATCATGGTTTAGGTCGGTTTTTACCAGATCCAAATGTTATAATAGGTAGGCAATTAAAAAGCAGACCGTATAGTCAAATGAATACTGACGGAACGTTTTCTGAAACCGTTACCGGCATAACATATGAAGAGTATGGACTATATGCTAAAGCCATAAAGAGTTACGGGTACAATGAGAGTATTCAAGAGTATGGCTTTGGGTATTCTGCAATTTTAAATGGGAAGTATCAAGTCACACTAATGTACGCAGACTTACCATCAAACGATACTGAAGATTATATGATGGTAATATTGGACATTGTTAGTTAAGTTTACTTGCAGAAATCTTTTGCTCCTCTTCGTGAGGAGTTTTTTATTCCCAAAATCGAGTGAGGTGAAATCAAAATGAATTGGTATTATTCCGGGTTCCCTTACTCGGATGAATTGTATCACCACGGAATTAAGAATCAGAAGTGGGGTTTTCGGCGGTATCAGAATGAAGATGGTTCGTTGACTCCTCTCGGTCGAATTCATTATGGCGTTGGAAAAGTCGGTCAGGCTATTGGCGACAGCATAAAAAAACATGTTGATCACAGAATCCAAAAAGATAAAGATAAGCATCCGTGGAAAATGTCGGACGAAGAGCTAAGAAACAGGATAGCCAGAATTAACGCTGAAAACACGCTTAAAGAAGCAACAAAAAAGAATCAGAGTGAACTTTTATCAAGGGGTAGAAAGGTCGCTCTGGACATCGCTGAAACAAGCGCCAAAACAATAGCTTCAAAGGGAGTAGAAGCATTTACAAAAAAAGTATTTGGCGAAAAGGCAGAGGCTGTTCGCGACCTTGCAGATGTTTTGGCTGATTCGACCGCTACCATCTCCCAAATTCAAAATGCTGAAAAACGTTTCGACATTCAGCAGAAGTTCAAGAAAGCTGAAAATATGAAGCGCACTTATGAAGACGAAGGTTCAATAGATGTAAACAAACTGTCCAGGGAAGAGCTGGACAACCTTAACGCCTGGAAAAAGAGCAGAGATTCAGCATTGGGAAAGCCTAAGCCGAATCAAAATGATTCAAAGGCTCAAACAGAACAAAGGCAGAAGAAACAAGATACAAACAACAAAGAAGGCGAATCGTCTCTGGAAAAAGCCAGGCAACAGCAAAGAGACGCTCAAAGAGATCTGAACAGAAAGAATGCTCAGGAAGCTGTCGCAGCCAGGAAAGCGGAAGCGCAAAGGCGAGCCGACGAAAGAACCGAAAGACTGAGTGAGATTCGCCGAACCGCTGAAGCCAATGCTCAGACTCGAATCCAGGATCGCCTAACTGCGGAAAGAAAGCGAGAAGTTGAACAGCTTGTTGAGAATATGTTCAGAAATGAGAGGATTAGAAGAGCAGATTACCGCGACTCGATGACTGCCGCAAGACGAAGCGCAGAATTCAACGCTGCAAAACGACGTGCACTTCAGCTTGCCGAGGAAGGCAGTAAGATTACCGTTGCAGAATTGTTCTTCGACGGCAACATAGATGGATGATAAGAGGTAACTTATGTCACTCTCAAATACGGCAACGCCGATTTATTATGGTAGATTTCGCGATGCCGTGTTGAGAGGCGACATCCGTGTCTGCCGGGAAATAGAAATGGAGATGAACCGGATTGACAAGCTTATCGCCAATCCGGGTATTTATTACGACGACAAAGCGGTGGAAGGTTATGTCAAGTTCTGTGAGAATGAACTGACGCTGACTGACGGAACGCCGCTTCACTTGCTGGATTCATTTAAACTATGGGCCGAGCAGATATTCGGCTGGTATTACTTTGTTGAGCGAAGCGTATACAAGCCCTCAAAGCACGGCGGCCAGGGACGCTACGTCAGGCGAATGATTAAGAAACGCCTGATCAACAAACAATACCTGATCGTCGCTCGTGGTGCGGCCAAATCGATGTACGGTTCGACGATACAGAATTTCTTTCTTAATGTCGACACATCCACCACTCATCAGATCACGACGGCTCCGACGATGCTTCAGGCGGAAGAGGTCATATCGCCAATCCGTACAGCCATCACGCGAGCACCTGGTCCATACTTCAAGTTCCTGACTAATGGGTCGATCAATAACACTACAGGTTCGAGAATTGAACGTGTAAAGCTGGCCTCGACAAAGAAGGGCATACAGAATTTCCTGACCGGTTCGCTTTTGGAGGTTCGCCCGATGAACAAGGACAAGCTCCAAGGCCTTCGGTGTAAGATCTGCACGGTGGACGAATGGCTTTCAGGTGACATTCGTGAGGACGTTATTGGCGCGCTTGAGCAGGGCGCTGCAAAGGGTGGCATTGAGGACTACGTGATCATCGCAATGAGCTCTGAGGGTACGGTTCGAAACGCAGCCGGTGATACAATCAAAATGGAATTGATGGACATACTCAAAGGGAAGTATGAGAACCCTCACGTTTCCATTTGGTATTACCGGCTTGACGATATTTCAGAGGTTGGCAACCCTGACATGTGGATCAAAGCAAATCCGAACATCGGAAAGACGGTCAGCTATGAGACATATCAGTTGGACGTTGAACGAATGGAGCATGCTCCGTCTCAGCGAAACGATATTCTGGCCAAGCGTTTCGGTATACCTATGGAAGGCTATACATATTTCTTCACTTACGACGAAATACAGACTTCGCACAGGCGGACCGACTTTTGGTCCATGCCGTGCGCGCTTGGGGCTGACCTTTCGATGGGCGACGACTTTTGCGCGTTTACTTTCCTTTTCCCATTACAGGATCAATCCTTTGGTGTAATTACCAGGTGTTACATCACATCTCTTACGTTTGATAGACTTCCATCTGCTATTCACCAGAAATACGAGGAATTCATGAAGGAAGGTAGTCTGATCGTGCTCGAAGGGACTGTTCTCGATATGACGGAGGTCTATGAGGATCTCGATAAGTTCATCGAGGACTGTGGATACGACGTGCGAGCGTTTGGATTTGACCCGTATAACGCCAGAGAATTTGTCGAACGATGGCAGACGGAAAACGGGCCATTCGGAATCGAGAAAGTTATACAGGGTGCAAAGACCGAATCCGTGCCGCTTGGAGAGCTTAAGAAACTGGCTCACGAGCGGCTTCTTTTGTTCGACCAGGAGCTGATGAGCTACTGTATGGGTAACTGCATAACCATCGAGGATACGAACGGTAACAGAAAGTTACTCAAGAAGCGGCATGAGGATAAGATAGACTCTGTGGCCGCTATGATGGATGCCTATGTGGCGTATAAGCTGCATAAGGATGACTTTGAATAATGAGGTTTCACTATGATCGTGTATTATTTGTCAAATGCCGTGCATAAGGACGTCCTTCGGCATTCGGAAGGACTATATGGGGGCGAAACTTTATCTAAATTTATGGGGCGTTCTCGCTATAACGATATAGTTATTAAAAAGGGAGAGACTGCCCATCGAGTAAGTTCAAATAAAGACGAAAATAATAGTGGCCATGCGTTTG